CCGGCGCAGGCCGCCGCCGCTGCCCAGCCTGCCGCCCCTGCGGCGCCCGCCGCGCCCGCGGCCCCGGCTGCTGCCGAGTCGCTGCTGACCGGCGCCGACCCGGCTGCCGCGCCGCCTGCCGGCGAGAACGACTGGCTGCCGGAAAAGTACCGGGTGATGGTCGACGGCAAGCTGGACGAGGGCGCGAGCGCGCGCAAGCTGGCCGACGCCTACCGCCACCTCGAGGGCAAGCTCGGCTCCGGCGACGTGCCGCCGAAGGCGCCGGAGGACTACGCGCTGCAGGTCGAGGGCATGGACCCGGAGGCCCTCAAGGAGTTCAAGGCCGACCCGATGTTCCAGGACTTCGCCAAGGCCATGCACGAGGCCGGGCTCACGGACAAGCAGATGAACGCCGTTGTGGCGCGCTACCTCAAGGCGGCGCCGGAGCTGCTCGCCGCGGACCAGCAGCTGAGCGCCGACGAGGCCAAGGCCGAGCTGTCGAAGGTCTGGACCGACGACGCCACGCTGCAGAAGAACCTGTCCGGCGTGGTGCGCGCGATCAACGCCTTCGGCGCCGAGGCCGAGGACGTACCCGGCAGCCGCGCCAGGCTCATGGAGAAGTACGGCACCGACCCCGACTTCATCGCCTTCGCCGCGACCATCGCCGGCGAGCTGCGCGAGGACCAGCTGCCCAGCACCGTGAGCGTGCCCAGCGACGTGGACGTCGAGTCGCTGCAGAAGTCCGAGGCCTACTGGAACGCAAACCACCCGGACCACGCGAAGGTGAAGGCCCAGGTCGACGCCTACTACGCGCGCAAGTACGGCACGAAGCGCCGCTGACCATCGCTCTACCGCGGGACCAACTTCGGCGGCTTCGGCCGCCGTCTTTTTTTCCTGCGCGTCGGGATGGCGGGATTCCGCGCCTGCGCTGCGCCGACCATCGCTCGCGAACGGGCCGGTGGTAGCGCGCCGATACCCCGAACAGCTCGCGGTGGTCGCCGGTAGCCGGGCGCCACCCGTAACACCCGGCCCGCGATGCGGACACCCGGAAAGGCGAACCACCACATTCACCGATCCGAGGTATTCCCCATGAGCTACACCATCACCGAAAACATGGTGCAGCAGTTCGGCACCAACTTCCGCATCCTGGGCCAGCAGAAGAAGTCTCGCCTCGAGGGCTGGTGCCAGCCCGAGGGCAACATCGTCGGCACCAGCAAGAGCGTCGAGCGCCTGGGCGCGGCCGACGCCTACTACCTCAACAGCCGCCACGCGGACACCCGCTACGTCGACGTGCCGCACAGCCGGCGCTGGCTCGACCTGCAGGACACGGCCTGGGCCGAGCTGGTCGACGAGATGGACAAGATCAAGATGCTCGCCGATCCGACCTCGCCCTATGCCGGCCTGGCTGTGGCCGCGCTCAACCGCGTCAAGGACGACGTCATCATCGCCGCGGCCCGTGGCAGCGCCCGCAGCAACTCGGCCAGCATCGCCCTGCCGTCCAACCAGAAGGTCGCGGTCTCGGCCACCGGCCTGACGCTGGCCAAGCTGCTGGCGACCAAGGAAATCCTCGACGCCGCCGAGGTGGACGCCGAGCTCGACCCGGACGGCCAGGGCCAGGCCTCGCGCGTGATCGTGGTCACCACGAAGCAGCTGACCAACCTGCTCGGCACCACCGAGATCAAGTCGGTCGACTACAACAACGTGAAGGCGCTGGCGCAGGGTCAGGTGGACACCTTCCTGGGCTTCAAGTTCGTGCGCACCGAGCGCCTGCCGAAGGTGGGCGACGACCGCTACTGCCTCGCGTGGTCGCGTGGCTGCGTGGCGTTCGGCTGGGGCAAGGACATCGTGTCGAACATCGACCCGCTGCCCGGCAAGAACTACAGCGTCCAGGTCTACGCCCGCATGTCCATCGGCGCCGTGCGCGTCGAGGATGCCGGCGTCGTCGAAATCGCCTGCAAGGAGTAAGGGACCATGGCCAATATCAACGCCAACATCGCCGCCAACGCCGCGGCCACGCCGCCGGTCAAGTCGAAGGTCAACGCCAACCACGGCCGCCTGCGCATCTTCGAGTCCACCTACGACCAGGCGGTCCACGGCACGGCGGACATCGCCGACACGATCACCTGGGGCGAGCTGCCCGTCGGTGCCCGCGTCCTCAGCCACCTGTCCTCGCTGTCCTACGGCACGGGCACGGCCAGCTCCACGGCCACCGTGGGCGACGCGGTGTCGGCGAACCGCCACCTGGCCGCACAGGCGATCAACGCGGCCGGCCAGGTCGCACTGACCACCGGCAACAGCGGCGTGGCCAGCTACGAGATCACCGAGGCGACCAAGACGCTCACCTCGACGATCGCGGGCGCGGCCACCGCAGCGGCGCAGAAGATCACCCTGCGCGTGGTCTACGTCCTCGACTGACCGATGGCGCCAGGCCAGGCCGGTGGCCTGCTGACGTAGTACGCCGGCGCCCTCGTGGCGCCGGCTTTGTTTCGAGGGGCTGACGATGACGACTGCGGTATCGATTGCATCCAACGCGCTGCTGCGGCTCGGGGCTGACCCGATCAACAGCTTCGACGAGGCCGACACCTTCGGCGACAACATCGACCGCACGCGGATCGCGTCGAACCTGTGGCCGACCGTGCGCCGGCAGGTGCTGCGCTCGCACCCGTGGAACTGCGCCGTGAAGCGCGTGCTGCTGTCGCCGGACGTGACGCCGCCGGCCTTCGGCTACCGCCAGCGGTTCCAGATCCCGTCCGACTGGCTGCGCACCGTGGCCGTTGGCGAGCGCCCGGGCGAGTTCTGCGACTACGTCACCGAGGGCGGCTTCCTGCTCAGCAACGACGACGCGGTGCTGCTGACCTACATCTTCGACAACGACAACCCGGCCACTTACGACGCCACGATGGTGGGCGTGATGGAGGCCGCAATGGCCGCGGCGCTGGCCTACCCGGTCACGAAGTCCACCACGCTGGCCGCGGAGCTGTCGGCGGAGCTGCGCAGCATGATGGCCAGCGCGCGTGCCCTGGACAGCCAGGACGACCCGCCGCAGACGCTGGGCGACTACCCGCTGCTCCGTTCCCGCTTCGGCGCCATGGGCAGGTTCGGCTGATGGCGCGCCTGATCCACACGCAGACCAACTTCACGGCCGGCGAGCTGTCGCCCCGGATGAAGGGCCGCGGCGACGTGGCGCGCTACCAGAACGGCGCGGAGACCATCGAGAACGGGATCGTGGTGGTCCATGGCGGCGTGATGCGCCGGCCGGGCTTCCGCTTCCTGGCGCCGGCCAAGCACGCCGGCCGCCGCTGCCGCCTGATCCGCTACGTGTTCAGCGTCGACCAGGCCTACGTTCTCGAGCTCGGGCACCTGTACGTGCGCGTGTTCGACGGCGCCACCGGCGCGGTGATCCTCGACGACAGCCTGCAGCCGCTCGAGGTCGCCAGCCCCTACACCGAGGCCCAGCTGCCCGAGGTGACGGTGAAGCAGTCGGCCGACGCCATGTTCCTGTTCCACCCGGACGTGCCGCCGCAGCAGTTGCAGCGACTGACGCCCACCATGTGGACGCTGCGCGCGGTGCGCTGGGCCACGCACCCCTTCGCCGAGGTCGGGCATACGCCGAACTCGCGGGTGAACATCGACGATCCCAACATCGGGGCAGGGCGCACCTTCACCACGTCGAACGTGACCGTGCCCGACGCGCCGACCGGCGTCGCCGCCACCCCGTTCAACGCCTCCGCGCGCGTGGCCTTCACGCCACCCGCGAACACCGGCGGCGCGCCGATCACCAGCTACACCGTCACCGCCAGCCCGGGCGGCGCCACCGCGACCGGCACCGGCAGCCCGATCACGGTCCCCGGCCTGAGCAACGGCGCGGCCTACACCTTCACCGTGACCGCCAGCAACAAGGCCGGCGCGGGCGCGGCGTCGGCTGCCAGCGCGCCGGTGACGCCGCAGGCCACGCTTCCTGGCGGAACCTTGACCGTCAACGCCGTCCCGCCAATCTTCTCGGCGAACGTGCCGAATGGGCTGCAGGACCTCCCGGGGCCGAGCGTGACCGTATCGGGCGCGGCGCTGCCGGTCTCAGTCACCTGGACGAAGGTCGCGGGCGGGCCTGGGATCACGCTGGATGGAACAGCTGGGCCGACTGCGACGCTGACCTCGTCCGGATTCAACACCGTGCGCTACGCCACGCTGCGCGCGTCTGTGGTCGACGCGAACGGCGCGACAGGATCCATCGACATCCCGTGTTCCGTGAACCACTCGCCGGACGGTGGCGGCGGAGGGATCATCCCGTGAGCAACGATTTCTTCCCGGCCGATGTTGGCCGCGACATCATCGCCGGCGGCGGCGTGGGCACGATCACCGCCTACGTCGACGACGAGACCGTGACCGTCGAGATCAAGGCGGTGTTCCCCGCGGGATCGTGGGACGCCGACACCTGGGCGATCCTCGGCACGCCGCTGACCACGTGCACGCCGTCGGTAGAGAAGCCGGCCGGCGTGTCCTGCACGCTGACCCTGGGCGCCGCGGGCTGGCGCGCGGAGGATGCCGGCAAGTTCGTCCGGATCAACGAGGGTCTGGTGCGGATCGACTCGATCACGTCGACCACCGTCGCAGCCGGCACGATCATGCAGGAGCTGACCAGCGCCGTGGCCGCGCCGGCCTATGCGTGGAGCCTCGAGGGCAGCGTGTGGGGCGATCCCTACGGCTGGCCGCGCTGCGGCACGCTGTTCGAGCAGCGGCTGTGGCTGGCCGGCTCGCCGGGCTTCCCGCAGGGCGTGTGGGGATCGGTGATCGGCGAATACTTCGATTTCAGCCTGGGCGCCCTCGACGACGAGGCCATGGCCTACACGCTGGCCAGCGGCGAGCTCAACCCGATCATGCACCTGGCCAACTCGAGTGGCCTGGTCGCCCTCACCACCGGCGGCGAGTTCTCGATCCGCGGCGGGCAGGACCGGGCGCTGACCCCGACGAATATCAAGGTGACCGACCAGTCGAACTACGGCTGCAGCGCCGTGGCGCCGGAGCGGATCGGCTCGGAAATCTTCTTCATCCAGCGCGCCCACCGGAAGGTGCGGGCGCTGTCGCTGAACCAGTACGACGGCGAGCAGTACGTCGCGCCCGACATGGCCGTTCTGTCCGAGCACGTGACCGAGAGCGGCATCGCAGACATGACCTACCAGCAGGAGCCGGAATCGCTGCTGTGGCTGGTCCGCAACGATGGCCAGCTCGCGGTGCTGACGGCCGACCGGGACCAGGAGGTGTTCGCGTGGTCGCGCCAGTCGACGCAGGGCAACTTCGAGGCGATCGAGTCCGTGCCGACGCCCGAGGGCGACCGCGTGTTCGCCGTAGTCGCGCGCACCATCGGCGGCCAGACCGTGCGCTACATCGAGATGCTGGACCCGGAGCTCCTGACCGACAGCGCCATCACCGGCCACAGCGACGCCGGCGCGTCGACCTGGTCGGGCCTGTCGCACCTCGAGGGCCGATCGGTCAACGTGAAGGCCGACGGCATCGTGCAGCCCGACCAGGTGGTCACCGGCGGCAGCATCACGCTGGATCGGGCCGCGCACGACGTCGAGATCGGCCTGAACTACATCACCGAGGTCCTGACCCTCACCCCGGAGTTCATGGGCCAGACCGGCTCCGCGCAGGGTCACCAGCTGTCGATCCACGAGGTGAAGGTGCGGCTGCACGAGACCATCGGCTGCGCGGTGAACCTGCAGACCCTGCCGTTCCGCAAGTTCGGCGACGGCGTGCTGGACCAGGCGCCCGTGCCGTTCTCCGGCGACAAGCGCGCCGGCAACCTTGGCTGGGGCGACGGCCTGGCGCAGACCCTGATCCAGCAGCGCCAGCCGTACCCCTTCCACCTGCTGAGCGTGGTGATGAAGCTCAGCGCCAACGAGGGCTGACCCCGTGATCCGACCCGCGACCGCTGCCGACGTCGCCACCATCGTGGCCATCGGCGAGGCCATGCACGACGAAAGCCGCTACCGCGACCCGCTGCCGTGGTGCGCGCCAAAGGTGACCGGCCTGCTCGACTGGCTGCTGGCCAGCGACGACGGCCTGGTGCTGGTGGCCGAGGCCGGCGGGGCGATCGTCGGCGGCTTCCTCGGCATGGTCGAGGACCACTGGTGCAGTCGCGCGCGCGTGGCGACCGACTTCGCCCTGTACGTCGTGCCGGAGCACCGCGGCTCGACCGTCGCCGCCCGGCTGCTGGGCGCCTACATCACCTGGGCGCGCGACCGCGGCGCGGTGCTGGTGCAGGCCGGCATCACCACCGGCGTGCACGTCGAGGCCACCAGCCGCCTGTACGAGCGCATGGGCTTCCAGCGCGTCGGCAACCTGTTCGAGATCGGAGACCCCAAGCATGGCTGACCTGAGCATCCGCAAGGCCACCTTCCACGACCTGCCTGCGCTGGTGCCGATGGCGCGCCGGTTCTACGCGACCACCGACTACCGCGCGATCGCGCCCGAGCCCGACGACCAGGCGCTGGCCAACATCGGCGCCGGCCTGATCCGCGACGGCGTGTTCCTGGTCGCCGAGCGCGGCGGCGCCATCGTGGGCATGGTCGGGCTGCTGGTCACGCCGTTCGCCTTCGCGCCCGTGCATCGCACCGCGCACGAGGTCATGTGGTGGGTTGAGCCGGACGCGCAGGGCGCCGGCGCCGGGCGCGCGCTGCTCGAGGCCGCCATCGAGGCCTGCCGCAATGGCGGGATTCGGGCCATCCAGATGCTGCACCTTGCGACCAGCCCGCCGCACGCGGCCGAGGCCTACCGCGCCGCCGGCTTCGTCCACTCGGAATCGTCCTACATGAAGGTGCTCGAATAATGGCCGTCGCCACCTCCACCGCGATCGCACTCGGCGTGATGGCCGCCAGCACGGCGGTCACGCTGTACGCCACCGACACCCAGGCCAAGCAGGCCGAGGCCAACGCCAACTTCCAGGCGGCGCAGGCCGAGGCCGACGCGCGCGCGGCGCAGGGCGCGGCCAGCATCGAGGCGGCGCGGATCCGGAAGGAGGCGAAGGCCCAGCGCGCCAAGGCCACGGCCGCCGCGGCTGCGTCCGGCGTCGACGTGAACTCCCCGACCGCGCTCAAGATCAACGAGGAGATCACCAGCAACGCCGAGCAGGACGCCCGGATGGTCATGTTCAACGCCCAGGACCAGGGCGCGAGGCTCAACCAGCAGGCCGCGGCCGACCGGATCGGCGGCGCCAACGCGCGCAGGGCGGGCCGGACCAGCCAGGCCAGCACCCTGCTGTCGGCCGCCGGGTCGATGACCAACTACGGCCAGGGCTGGAAGCGGGCAGGGGGCTGACCGATGGCGACGATTCCCCTCGGCGAGTTCGACCGTCCGCGCGTCGCGGCCCAGCCCGCCCGGTCGCGCGTCGACCTGTCCGGCACCATGGACGCCGCCCGGGCGATGGGAGACCTCGGCCGCACCGGCATGGCCGTGGGCGAGCGGATGATGCAGGGCGAGCAGCAGCGCATCGCCCAGGAGGAGCAGGAGGCCAAGCAGCTCGCGCGCGCGCAGGCGACGAATGCCCTGCTGGACGACGAGATCGAGCAGGCGGCCATCGTCGAGGACATCCGCAGCCGGGTGGCCGACGGGACGCTGCCCTACGCCAGCGCCACCGAGGAGCTGCAGACGCGCCTGAGCACCCGGCAGCCGCCGGAGCTGTCCGGGCTGGATCCGGTCGGGCAGGAGAACTTCCAGCGCGGCCTGACCCGCAACCGCTTCCGCAGCACGACCACCGTCGACGGCATCGTCCAGACCGCGAAGCGCGCAGACTTCAAGGGGCAGGTGATCGGGATGCGCGACCGGCTCGGCAAGTTCGCCAGCGATCCGGCCGCCGACGTGGATCAGATCGTGGCCAGCGCCGCGCAACTGCGCGAGGTCCAGACCGCCGCGGGCATGGGCGGCACGTTCGACAAGGATCACCAGGACTTCTCGGACAAGGTCTACAGCGACAACGCACGCGCGCGTCTTGTCGCAGGCCGGGACGACCCCGCGGCCCTTCACCAGCTTGTGCGCGACCTGACCGAGGATGGCGGCTACTACACCGGCAAGCTCGACGCCGACAAGACCAACTCGATCCTGTCGCAGGTGCAGGTGCGGCTGTCGCAGCTCGACGCCAAGGCCGACACCGACGCCCGCCGCGGCGAGGCGGCCGCGTCCCGGGTGCTGACCGCCTTCGAGCGGCAGATCGCCAGCACCATCGCGGCGCCCGTCGAGGTCATGGCCGAGTGGGCCGAGACCGTCCAGCAGGGTACGCCGGAGCAGCAGGCCGAGTTCCAGGACATGCTGCGCGCCGAGATCGAGGTGCGCGAGCTGCTGGCCAAGTCGCCGCTCGAGCAGCGCACGGCGCTCGAGGAGCTCCGCGCCCGGCAGCGCGTCGAGGGCGCCACGGTCCAGCAGCAGGCCAACGCGAAGCGCCTCGAGGCCGCCGTCGAGACGAACCTGCGCGACCTGCGCGAACAGCCGCTGGTGGCCTACAGCCGGCTCACCGGCGATGCCGTGGCGCCGCTGCCGCTACAGACCCTGGCCGATGGCGACGTGACCGCCGTGCAGGCGCAGCTGGCCGTGCGCGCCGACATCCTGACCGCCATGCGCGAGCAGTACGGGCACGAGGTCGGGGCGTCGCCGCTGCTGCCGCAGGAGGCGCAGGCGTTGTCCGCCGCGCTCGGCCGGCTGGGGCCGCAGCAGTCCGCGGAGTTCTTCGGCGTGCTGTCGGCCACGATCACCGACCCGACCATGTACCGCGCGGCAATGCAGCAGATCGCACCCGACAGCCCGGTGCGCGCAATGGCCGGAATGATCTTCGCCGAGCAGCGGCAGACCACGCTGCGCTCCGGCGGCATCTTCCGAGGCGCGGTGAAGGCCGAGGCCGGCGACGTGGCCAGGACGATGCTCGAGGGCGAGTCGATCCTGAACAAGACCAAGGGCGACAAGGCCGAGGATGGCAAGGGCAAGTTCCCGGTGCCGCCGCCGTCGCAGTTCACGGCCGAGATCGAGACCTTCGTCGGCACCGCCTTCGCGGCGAACCCCGAGGCCTACGAGCTCGCCGAGCAGGCCGTGCGCGCTTACTACGTCGGCCGGGCCTCGCGCGACGGGGACGTGTCCGGGGTCATCGACTCCAAGCGCGTGCAGGAGGCCGTGCGCGCGGTGCTCGGGGAGCCGGTCGACGTGGGCGGCGCGGACGTGTTCCCGCCGTGGGGCATGGAGGAGGACGACTTCCTCGACCGCATCGAGGCGGGCTGGACCGAGACCATGGACGCGATCCCGGCCGGGTTCTCCCGCGACCTGGACGACTACCAGCTGCGCCAGGTGGGCGGCAACACCTATCGCGTGGTGGGTGCGGGCGGGGCGTACCTGTACGGCGCCGACGGCCAGCCTGTGACGCTGGTGATCGGCCGGGAGCCGGTGCAGCGCCGGATGGCCGAGCCCGGCGAGCTGCCCGCCGCTGACTTCTCCGGCTGGCGCGGTGGGGCGCGCGGGCTGTGAGCGTCTTCGACCTGGCCACCTCCGGCCGCCGCGCGCTCGACGAGGACGCCGCGCTCAACCCGCTGCGGATCGAGGATATCCCGCTCAGCGCGTGGCAGGGCAGCGCGGACGCGCTCAAAGGCCTGCTGCGTCCGTCCGCAGCCGCCGGGCGCACGCTGATGATGGCCGGCGCTCCGGTCGCGATGGCCGTCGACAAGGTCCGCACCGCCGCGCGCGACGTGGGCGATGCCGTGGACGTGTCGAAGGCCTCGGCGATGGGCGTGCCGCTGCAGACGCCGGAGCGCGCGCCGATCACCGACGCCCAGGACTGGTACTTCCGGAACGTGGTCGACGACCTCGGAAGCGACGCGGTTGACGCCTGGACCCCGAGCCCCGAGGCCATGGGTTCCGCGGCCAAGGCGATCAACGTCGGCAGCAACGTCGTCGGCACGCTGCCGCAGCTGTTCGGCATGCCGTCGGTGTTCCTGGCGCAGTCGGGCATGGACCCGGCCACGGAGCTGGTGCGGCAGGGCGTGGACAGCGACACCGCGGCGGTGGTGGGCGGGATCAACCTGGCCGCCAATGCCATCGGCCTGCGCCTGCCCGCGGCGTGGGGCACCACCCTGACGCAGCGCCTGGCCACGGGCGCCGGGTCGAACCTCGGCCTGGGCATCGCCGCCGACGCCGGCAGCGCCACCGCGCTCGAGGAGGCCGGCTATACCTTGCAGGCCAAGGGCTACGACGCCGGCGACCCCTACGCGCGCGGGCTGGACGTCCTGATGGGCCTGGCATTCGGCTACAAGGCGCACGTCGACGCGCCGCGGCTGCTCACGCCGTCCCAGCGTGACGCCGTGCTGACCGCTCGGAACAACGACCACCTGCACCGGCAGACCATGCCGGGCGACCCTGCGAACCCGCGTGCGGCCATGGCGCACAGCAACGCCCTGTCGACGGCCATCGGGCAGGTGCTGCGCGGCGAGCAGGTGAACATCGCCGACGCGATCAACCCGGCCGACTTCACCCTGCGCGCGGAGCTGCGCCCAGCGGCGGACCCGGCGGCCGGCCCGACCTTCGATGACGCGGTGCAGCGCGTGCTGCGCGACGAGGGCGGGTTCGTCGATGATCCGATCGACCGCGGCGGCGCCACCAACTTCGGGATCAGCAGCCGCGCGAACCCCGACGTGGACGTGCGCAACCTGACCCGCGAGGGTGCCGTCCAGATCTACCGCGAGCGGTACTGGAACGCGATCGACGCCGACGCCCTGCCGCCCGCGCTGCGCGGCGTGGCCTTCGATGCCGCGGTGAACCACGGCGTGGGCTGGACCCGCAAGGCGCTGCGCCAGGCCGGCGGCGACGTGGAGGCCTTCATCGCTCTGCGCGAGCGCCACTACAACGGCATCGTGGCGCGCGACCCGGAGCAGGGCCGGTTCCTGGAAGGCTGGATGGCGCGGCTGGAACGCTACCGGAGCGAGGCGCCGACGCGGGCTGCCGAGGCCCCACCAGCCCCGCGCTTCGACGGCCCCGAGGCCGGCCGCATCATCGACCAGCGCCTGGCCACGCTCGAGGAGCTGTCGGGGCAGGGCCGGCTGCCGCGCGAGGATATGGCCGCGCTCATGCGCGAGGACGCCGAGCTCGTCGCCGTGCTGCGCGACCACGAGCAGATCGAGAGCTCCGGGCTGGTCACCGCCGACCCTCGCGCGCGCCTGTCGCCCGAGGAGATCGACATCGCCACGGCGCGCCGCGTGGAGATCCGGCAGGCGATGGAGCAGCACCGCGCCGCCGGCAACTACGAATCGCAGCTCGCGCAGCTGCGTCGCCGGCTGGACCGCATCGACAGCGACGCCGACCTGGTCCGGCTGGCCGAGCGTCTGGCT